GCCCTTACTAATCAGCCCATTGAGCGAAGAGCTCTAGTGGTCTCGAACTCCTCTATCTTTTCTGGGTTCTGAACGTTAAATGGGAAGGAGGCTATACTGAGGACTGATCTGATAACATCAGCACCCCCAGCCTTACGGAACACAGAAGCAGGATCCATCCCTGATGATAGAACCTTATCTCCATCCCGCAGGAAGCGAACGAAAGCGAGGAATCGCGGGTCATTCTTAGTGTTTTCAACCTGCATAATCCATCGCGCTGTGTCTAAATACTTAGACCAGTCCGCTCTGAATCTCTCATACCCTAACATGCCTGACAAGGCACGAAAAGGCGATCGCACACCTCTGCATAATCCGACTTTCTTATATTTCAAAGAATGCCATCTCTGTAAGAAGTGAGCGGCATCGCGAGAGACGAATTGCTTCTCTGGACTGCTTCGAAGACCTAAGTCCTTTACCACCTCAGAGAATTTCTCTGGGTCAAGGTCGTCACTGAACAGGAAAACCGAGTCGTCTCCCAACACCTCGAAATCCTCAAGGTAACAACCTTCATGGTATGCCACATAGTGGCCAGCAATTAAGTTGGCAATGGTATCCCGTAGATTAGTCAACACGGAACCACTTGGCACACCCCCAAATCTCCCACCTAGTACAGCACCAGGAACCACTATGGGTACTGTATCACTGATGCTCCCCAGGAGTTCGATTCGGGCGGGTCCTGGATCCTGAAACCACGTCTGTAACACAAAATCCACCTGATTAAGGAGGATTCGGTGTAAAGAAGAGTCGAATCCAGAATAGTCGGCTGATATTATCCTCCTGCCTTGAGCGCGTTCAAGTATTCGTGTGATAGCCACGTCAACATAAACATCGCCCAGCCAAGCAGAGAAACCGTTGAATCGTTTGAGATAACTCAACACCGGATAAAGTATGGTTGCGCCCAACACTGTCTCCGCATGATCGAAACCCCAAACGACCCTTTGCTTAGGCGTCTTTTCAAGCCCAGCAGATTGTCCCCGCCAGTACAGAACACAAGGATAAATCTCATCCGGCTCAGTCAGTGACTTAGCCCTATTGAAGTATGACTCAGCATACCGACGATCTCTGGTCAACCAAGGTAGTCCAAGAGACGTGTCTTTCGGCATTAAGTCATAGGCTTCCTCAAAGCTCGCAGGTTTCAGTGTGCCTGGCGGAATAAGATGAGAAACAGTCTCCACAGCTTTCGCTAGTATACGTGGATCAGCAGAAAACTCTTGGTGCCAATATTTCATCAGGTCTTCCTTACGTTCGGCATAAGGAAGCATAATGGACCAAGGTCCTATCTTTGCTTTCTCTTCCTCATCTATTTCCGTTAACTCTTCAAAGTCTGTGACCCCAACAGCCCTTTCACAAAGATCAATAATCTCTTCACGAGGCCGACTGTCGTATAGAGGAGATTGAAGATCTTGATCAAAGCCATCAGAAGTGCGGGCACAACTATGCTCAAGTCTAATTCTACCTTCCGCAGGTAAACTACTGAGGAGGACAGAATATTCTTGAGTTTGCTCAAAACTAAGTTGAATCGCTTCATCCACGTTTCCCTCCACCCATCGACTGAGACGGTGAAGGTCTCTCGGCCGTGCTAAGCGAAGTCCGTATTTCCCTGACTTGCTCTGGAGATACACGGCCTTGTCTCAGTTCAATGTGTTTCTTGTATTCTCGGGGCGGCAAATGCCTTGCAGCAGGCTTCTCCTTTGAATCCTTCCTCTTCTTCTTTCGTTTCTTCTCCATCATCATGGAAGCACCACCCCCTGCCATCGAGGTATCCCCTTCAGCAGAAAGTGGAACGACAGGTTCAGGTTCAGGAGTCACGGTGATGTTCGTCACCGCAGGATTTGCCTTGGACCATTGATACCAATTCTCTTCTGACTGGGCATAAGCTTTGGTCCAATCAGCTGCCTCCTTGGTATACGCAGCGGTATCCGTGGCGGCTTTTCGCATCACATGGGATGTCCACCAACCACCTACACCCGCACCTGCTGCCATCAGAGCTTTGGCAGACGCGGACAACCCATATGCTCCTGCTGCCTCTCCACCAGCAACGAAAGGAACAGCAGTTACCAATGTGGTGTCGATATCCCCAATGAGCTTATCTCCTGGTACTCGGCGCGCGGCCTTGTGGACAACTCCCTCCACGGCGGCTTCGATGCCTTCTACCGCTTGCTTCTCACGATCCGAAGCACCTTTTACACCGAACCAGTTTTCAGCCACTGATGCTCCTGCTGCACCAAACCCTTTCAATGGCGCTGCCAACAACTGATAGCCGGGGAGAACATAATCCTCCCACTTTGCGGGCTCACCTGTGGCCCAGGACTTAGCAGCTGTGGCAAAGGGTGAAACAGCAGAGTTGATACCTGCACCGAGAAGCGTGCCTATTTCCGCAGCGTACGGTGCCCAGACCTTTGAACTACCTCCCAGAATACGACCAGGTGGCGTGAATGAGCCGATCTTCTCAGGAAGTTCAGCTCCGAATTCCTTCACCGATTCAAGGGTGTTGGAAATCTTCGCCAAAATACTGTTGCCAGCTACCTTTCCTTGCTCCTCTGCTTCAGCGAGTTTATCTCGGGCAGCATCGTAAGCTTGGACTGCTTGCTCAAACTCCACGGGTAGGTTCCCAGACCCTGGGTAGTTTCTAGCTGTGATAAGAGCACCACCTAAGAGTGCCTTTTCATAACTAGTCTGAGCTGCGGCCTGCTGAGCAACGTTTAATGGTGCAGCCAATGTCGGATTCTGTGCCAGCTGGAGTGCCGCCTGGTAATCCGGTGAAACTTCAGGCGGTGGTGGTTTACTCTTGGGTGCGTCGATGATGTCAGTTTTGATCATTTACACCTCCTTGTTCCTCCTTCTAAGGAACCTTCGTAAACTTTCCTTCAAGTGTTTG